CTGTACTTGCACATTCGTTATTACATTTAGCGAATGAAAAAAAATATGAACAAACTGTAAGACCTATAAAAGAAGGTATAACATCAGGACTAAAAAAAGTAAATGAATATCTTAATAAAAAAGCTATTGCAATTAAAGACGATATGTTACAAAGCGTGGCAGAAATTAGTTGCAACAACGATAAAGATCTCGGAAAAGTTATATCGCAAGCTTACTCAAAAGTAGGTAAGGATGGTGTCGTCCTAATGGAAGAGTCTGAGACCCATGACACATACGTTAAAGTCGTAGAGGGCACACGGATAGATTGCGGACTCAAATCGCCACATTTTATAACAGACAAGGATAAAGGTAAAGCAGTACTAGATAATCCGTACGTACTGATAGTATCTTCGCAAATACCTAATATTCGTAAAATACAAAATGTATTGGAGTTTGTTATTAAAAAGAAAAGGAGTCTTTTGATCGTCGCAGGTGTAGAACAACAACCTATGGCCGCATTGTTAGCAAATAAAGTCAAAGGTAACATAAAAGTAAATGTTGTAGATCCGCCTGGATTTGGTCCAACAAGACAAGATACGATTGAAGACCTTGCGATACTTACCGGGGCTAAAGTTATAAATGAAGAATTAGGTGATGATTTGGATTTAATTGAACCAAGTATTTTAGGTGAAGCTATAAAAGTTATTACTGATCATAAACATACAGTATTACAAACACCAGACTTAGTTCATCCTAGTTTTGTAGACAGGGTTAAATCAATTGAGAAAAAAATAAAAAAGGAAAAAAATCCATTTTTTAAGAAAAAGCTGCGACAAAGACTAGCAATGTTGAATGGTAAAGTAGCAATGATTAAAGTAGGTGCAGACTCACAAGTTGAAATGAAAGAAAAGAAAGACAGAGTTGAGGATGCAATATATGCTACAAAAGCAGCATTACAAGAAGGAATTGTTGCTGGTGGTGGTGTTGCTTTATTAGATGCTTCATATAGTATTGCACCGGAAAATGAATATGAACAAATATTATTAGAAGCAATAAAAGCACCATATTCTACTATATTAGATAATGCCGCATTAGAGCATTATGAATCTAAAAAAAGAGGATTTGGTATTGATGTTGTAAATAATAAAGAAGTTGATATGATTAAAGCAGGTATTATAGATCCTGTTCTAGTAACTAAAACAGCTTTAAAAAATGCAGTTAGTGTTGTTAATACAATATTTTCTGCCGATTGTGTAATTAGTAATGTAAGAATAAATGCAGGCAATTAATTACTACGTCGTTATTGAAAAAATAAAAGAAGCACCAAAAAAAGTTGGTGGCTTAGAACTTACCGAAGATCAAAATAAAGATATAAGGTATTTAAAAGGAAAAGTTGTATCAGCAGGTGATTTAGCAACAGCTATAAAGCCTAACGATATAATTCACTATGACAGACACGCTGGTCATGGTATTGAGTGGAAAAACAAACTATATTATGTTATTAAATTAGCAGATATAGTTATTGTTGAGTAAACAATTGAAATTTAATTTAGTCGTGATGAATTTATTGTTTAACCCTTAAAAACTATCAAAATGGCAAAAATACACGAAAAATTTTTGATTTTTATTGATGGAGCAGATGACGCTGCAATGTACCCAGTATCTAACTTACTTGGTGTTACTATTGCTTCTAATGCTACATTACTAATGAAATTCAAATCTTCTATCGGTAGTGGTGGTACAGATGGTGCTTCTGCAGACACAGTTACATTGACGATAACTGCTGATACTGAAAAAGCAGTTATGCAAGCAATTGCTAACGCATGTGCAGACGCTTACTCTGATGCTTCTATAGTTGTTTGTGATGATGTAAATAGTGTATTCTTACACGCTGACATCTTATCATGTGCAATTACACTAGATACATAGTAGATGAGAATTAGTGCGCAAAATTTGCGAGAACTAAAATTGTTAAAGTATTACAGGCTCATTCGTAAGTGGGCCTGTAAGACTTACAATTTAAAAGACGCGGATTTAGAACTTTTAATCTATTTAGATTGCAAAGAAAGATTTACGCGTAATGAATTTATAGATGGCTCTTACACAATGTCATGGGACAAAAACAGATGGGAGCGATTGCGGCAAGAAGGCTGGATCGAAACGTGGAGACATCGAAACAGAACAACCATAAAATACAGTATATACAAAACCTCATTTAAATGTAGTCAACTTATATCTCGTATATACAGAATAATGCTCGGTCAAGAAGACTTACCCACAAGCGAGCGTAGTGTATTTTATGAAAATAAATCATATACTGATAAAGTTTATAATAAAGCTATAGATGATATGATTAAAGATATAGATCGATAATGGGCTACAAAATGAAAACATCTATACCCAAATTATTAGGTATAAATTCTGAGTTATCAACTTATGATGTACCGGTATTTGAGAAAGAATTGCCCAAAGGACAGTGGGGAGCAGCAAATATGGATAGAACTATTCATATAAATAAAAATATATCTCAAAAAGATAAAAAAGCGGCTGTAGAACATGAAATGGAGCACATTAAGCAATTTAGAAGCGGAGAAGCTACATATGACAATAATAGTATATATTATAGAAAAACACCGTTTTCACCTATAAAGAAAATATCAAGAGATTCAATTAAAGAAGGAGCGCATAATTTACCATGGGAAGCTTCTATTTATAAAAAAACTAAGAAATATGCCACATAAAAAAGGACACGATCCTCAAATTAAAAAAGCGCCTAGTAAATTTACTAGTTTGATTAGAAATATAAAAGCTAATCCGCAACCGCCTTATCCGTTTATTAGACAAATTGGAGTTGGCGCTTCATTATTAGCTCCATTGCCATTTGGTAAAGGTAATTTGGTAAAAAATATGGGAAGTTTTGTAAAACAAGCTAAAAAAGTGCCACCAATTAGTAAAAATCCTTTTACCGGCACAACTAAACAATATATACAACGTAGTGTTGATAATCGTTTAAAAAATGTAATTTCTGGAAATTTAAAAAGCTCTATTAAACAATTTAAACCTCGTGTTGAGGCTGTGCCAGGAAGAAATGTACCAATTATCGGTAAGCCTGGTCAAACGGTAAAAGTAAATAACCCAAAAACTAAAGCTGTATCATATGTTAATCCTAGAATAAGTATGACTGCAGCAGAAAGAAGAAAAGCAGGATATTAATTATGGCAAGTAAAAACGCACCATCAAGAAAAAAATCTTTAGGTTACTATAAAAAAGTAAATAAAAAAGGTGGTACTGGTAAAAAAGCTGGTGGAGGTATGACCGCTAAAGGTGTTGCTAAATATAGAAGAGATAATCCAGGCAGTAAATTAAAAACAGCAGTTACAACACCACCTTCTAAATTAAAAAAAGGCAGTAAAGCTGCTAAACGTAGAAAATCATTTTGTGCTAGATCTAAAGGATGGAAATCTGAAAGAGGTAGAGCAGCGAGAAGAAAATGGAATTGTTAATATTATGAAATCAAGAGGACTTGGCGATGATATCGCAAAATTTACAAAAGTAACAGGAATAAAACATATGGTTGACTCTGTATCAAAAGGTTTAAATATACCTTGTGGATGTGAAGGAAGACAAAAAGCTATGAATGCTTTATTTCCTTATAAATATAAAAAATAATGGCTAATTATAAATCGGGCATGAAAATGCAAATGGGTAGTAAACAAAAAAATACACCCTCAAATTTTAGTGGATCAGCTTTTAAAATGATTACAGGAGAAGAGCCTAGTAGTGATTTTTTTGAAAATATAGATCCTATGAATTCATTAGGACAAAATACAACAGATGATATGAATGAACAGTTTGATGAAATGAAAGCTGGTTATCAACCTTCTGTTGAATTAGTTTCAAAAAATACTGGAGGAGATCAAGAAGCTTATGCGTCTCTCGGGGCTGGACTTAGAAAATTATTAAAACCTAAAGAAGGAACTGAAGGATATTATAGACAACAAGAAAGAAAAGCAGACAGAGAAGTTAAAAGATTTGAAAGAGGCAAAGTTAATGTTCCATCAACTACTAAAGATAAAGACGGAAATATTATACCAAACGCATATGATAAAGCTCTTGCAAACCAGAAAAAATTCAAAAACAAAAAAGGCACCCAAACAAAAGTTGGAGAAAAACTAAGAAATATTAAGAAAAAAATTTTTAAATAAATAATAAAAAAATGGCAAAATTTGACCCAAAAAAAGCCGATCTAAATAAAGACGGTAAATTATCAGACTACGAAAGTAACGTAGGCAAAAAAAGAGCGGCTGCAATGAAAATGGGCCACTCACCTAAAAAAATGGGGCATTCCCCTAAAAAAATGGAACACTCACCTATGAAAAAATATGGAAACGGCTACGCAATGAAAATGGGTAGCAAAGAAGTAAATTCACCATCTGCGTTTAATATGAAAGACGCGGGAAATATGGCAGCATCACCTATGATGAATCACGAAGCAGGGCATTATACATCTAAACAATTAGAAGATTTTTCTAATGAAGTTTATAAAATTTATGAAGGAAAACCGGGAGCTAGAGGCGGATATGTAAATGTGGCAGGTGGAACTGGAAAAGGACAATATAGTATGATGCAATCAGGATTACCAAAGGGTGTTTTCCAAGATTATTTAAAATCAGGAGGATCAAATAATCCTAGAGTAGCTGCTGACATTTTTCAAAAAGCTGCAAAGTATGCTGATTTTTCTGAGCCTGAAGGAAGAGGATCAGGATTTAGAAAAAAAGGTGGGTACCCAAGAGCATATTATAGTCCAAAAGACGGGTTTATGGGTTTTGATCCTCAAACCGGTAAGAAAAAGTATTTTGGTGGAACTGGAAAAGAAGGGGTTTCAAAATATAGCTCAGATTTTCAAGAACATATGAAAACAGGAATTGAAGTAAATAAATATGGTGTTCGTGGTAAAAATCCTAAAAAGCCAAAAATGAAACTTGCTAAAGTAGGAGGAAAACTAAAGGGAAATATATTAAAATAATCGGCGATAATTATGTCTAAGCCAAAAAAGAAATTTGCAGAAAGTACTGTAGGTAAACTTTTATTTGGTGCTGCTTCAATAGTAAATCCAACACTTGGAAATGTACTTAAAGGAGTAACGTCACCAGGAGAAGCTATAGCTGCTATCGGTAAATCAGACGCAAGTTCTGACGATAAAATAAAATTACAACAATTAATATACGAGCAACAGAATAAAGAAATGGAAGCTATCACTAATAGGTGGATGGCGGATTCCAAATCAGATTCGTGGCTTTCAAAAAATGTACGCCCTATGGTTTTAATATGGTGTATTGTAGTATTTTCATTTGCAGGCATATTGGATAGTGTTGAAACTGTGCCATTTGTTATACATGATAATTGGAATGATACTTTTGAAAAAGTTATGATGGCCGTAATTCTAGCCTATTTCGGTGGGCGTAGTGGAGAAAAGGTTACAAGTATATTTAAAAAATAATTACAATGCCTAGAATAAAAGATATAGTAACTGATATTTCTTTATCGGCTAATGATAAATTATTAGGTACGGATGTTTCCGGTGTTACCAGAAATTATACTTTATCAGATATAGCTAGTTTTGGTAATCTAGGTGCTACAGGTTTTAATACTATAACGCATTCTAGCAATTCTCATGCTGTAGATTTGAGTACTACCGCAAATAATTATACTGTAACCGCTCAAAATGCTACAAATTCAATAACATTTGAAAATCTTAGTGAGAATGTTGTTGGAAAAACCGGTACAATTGTAATAACAAATCCATCAAGTGTTGGTTCTTTAGCTTGGTCAGCTTTTGCCTCCAACATATATACACCCGGTGGTGGATCAATAAGTTTTGATACAACAGCAGATAAAATTGCTGTTTTAAATTATTTTGTAGCAAGTGTAAACGTAATATTAGTTAACTATGTAGGCAACTTTGGAGCTTATCCTCAACCTTAAACTTTATCTAAATGAGATGGCTTTGGAACAGAATAGATTTTTGGAATACCGCTACATCAAAAACAACTAGCAGAAGTACAACAAAAACTACAGCAGAGTCGAGGAGCACTACTACTGCATACAATACAACAACCAATACTACTACAACATTTAATACTAGTACTAATACAACAACTACATTTAATACTAGCACAAGCACTGTAACAGAATATAATACATCCAGAAGTACAACTACTACATTTAGTACTAGTAAAAATACAACTACAACATATAATACTTCTACAAGTACAGTATTTAACACCAGTACGTCAACTACAACTACGTTTAATACAAGTACTGCTACAAATACTATATTTAATACCAGTACAGTTACAACTACCACCTTTAATACAAGTACTAGTACCACAACAACTTTTGCTACTACTAGATCAACTACAACTACGTTTAGTACAACACGAAGCACTACCACAACATACAATACTACCAGATCAACAAGTACTGCCTATGAAACTACAAGAAGCACTACTACAGAATATAATACAACTAGAGCAACTACAACTGTATATTCTACAAATAGAGCCACTAGTACAGTATATAATACTTCAACGTCAACTACAACTACTTTTAATACATCTACAATAACAATTAAAAGTACTACGACTACATTCAATACATCTACAGCTACAACAACTGTGTATAACACAAGTACAAACACTATTACAAGTTTTGGTACAACTGTTCCAACAAGTGTAAGTACATCAACTACTATTAGTACAAGTAGATTGACTAGTACTGCTTATGAAACAACTAAATCAACTACCACTACGTTTAATACATCTACAGCGACTACAACAACTTTTAATACTAGTACTGTTACAGCTTTCAATACCACAAGAACAACAACATTTGCTACAACATTATCAACTAACACAACGTTTTCAACAAGCAAAAGTACTACAACCGCTTATACTACAACTTTTTCAACTAGTAGAAGCACAAACAAAAGTACAACTACTACTTTTAATACAAGTACTACAACAACCTTTAATACCAGCACAAATACTACAACAACGTATAATACATCTACTGTAACTTCAAAAAGTACTACAACTCAGTTTAGTACTAATAAGTCTACTACAACTACATTTAATACGTCTACAGCAACTACGACTACATTCAATACGTCTACTGTTACTAGTAAGTCTACAACTACGACTTTTAATACCACCACCGCTACAACTACGACTTTTAACACAAGTACTAATACTGTATTTAATACAACAACAACATTTAATACAAGTACTGCAACTATAGAGAGTAGAAGTACAACTACAGAATATACTACTTCAACAACTTTCAATACTACGACCGCAACGACTACAACATTCAATACAAGTACTGTAACTAGTAAAAGCACTACAACCACATTTAGTACTAATAAGAACACAACTGAATCTAGAAATACAACTACCACGTATACTACGAGTACAACGTTTAATACAAGTACTGCAACAACTACTGCTTATACTACCACATTCGGTACATCAAGAAGTACGACTACAACGTTTAGTACAAATAAAAATACAACTGAAAGCAGAAATACAACAACAACGTATACAACTAGTACAACCTTTAATACATCGACTATAACTAGTAAAACAACAACTTTTAGTACATCAAAAAGCACAACTACAACGTATAATACGTCAAAAAGTACAACAACAACATATAATACGTCAACTGCTACAACTACGACGTATACAACTAGTATTGTTACAACTAGAACAACCACTTTTGGCACAAGTAGAAATACAACTACAACATTTAATACAGTAACTGTTTATAATACTACAACTACTTATAATACTAGTAAATCAACAAGTACTGCATTTAATACAACTACTGCTTATAACACCACAACTACTTATAATACGTCAAAAAGCACTGGAGAAAGTAGAAGCACTGGAACATCTAAAACTACATCAACTGCTTTCAATACAACTACTGCTTATAATACAACTACAACATATAATACTAGTAGATCAACTGGGGAGAGTAGAAGTACAGGAACAAGCAAAACCACTTCTACAGCGTTTAACACAACAACAGCATATAATACAACAACCACATACAATACTTCTAAATCTACTGGTGAAAGTAGAAGTACTAGTACGGCTTATAATACAACTACAACATATAATACAAGTAAAAGTACAGGTGAGAGCAGAAGTACAGCTGAAAGCAGAAGTACATCAACAAGTAAGAGTACAGCTACAACAACTGTTTATAGCACAGCCGCTTCGTTAACAGCATTTAGCTCTACATCTAATAGTAGTTCTGGTTTTGTATGTTTTGAATTTTTAGGTAATACTTATTATGGAACAAATGTATCTAGTGGATTGCCACAAGTAAGTTCAAATGTTTATGCTACAAATAATACGAGCTTACCATTATCATCTGGTTTTTATGGCGCTCTTTCAGCTAGTGGATTTGGACCTGATCATAAATATGAAATTGGTGCTGGGGGTGTTGTAGTGTCACTTAGTTCTTGTGGCGGTGGTTTTTCTGATAGGTCATTAAAAGAAGATATTAAATTAATAGGTGTATCACCAAATGGATTAAATATATATTCATTTAAATTTATAGATAAAAAATATGGTGAAGGTACATGGCAAGGTGTTATGGCAGATGAAGTTGAACATATACCAGGTGCTGTTATAGATTGGAAAGGATTAAAATTTGTTAACTATAACGAAATGGATGAAATTGATGTAGAATTTAAACAAATATAATATGGAAACTTATTTTGATGAAAACTTAATAGCAGCGCATAACGGAACAAATTTTGTTGTAGAAAAAAAGGATAAACAAAATAATGATGCAGAGTGGTATGTAATGTCTTTATTTAAATACAAAGCTGATGTATTACATCAAAGATATAACCATGAAATTCCTGCAAAAAATTTTGTTGGCGATGGTGGTGATTGCTGTGGATGGGATGTGACTGCTGCACAATATGCAGATGTAACATGGGGAGATGTACTATACTTAGGTTTATATTTAGGTAATGTACCTGATTATATTTATAAAAACAAATCTGTAACATCTTTAGATGTGGTAGAAGACGACCAAGAAATAATAGATTATGTTACTTGGATAGATAATAATATAACTGTTATACAACATGATGAATGGACATATGCAACATCAAAAAAATATGATATTATAATATGTGATTTATGGGCTATGGAAAGAGACGTAACACAGGACCACAAAACAAAATTATTAAATAATTATACTAATAATTTAAAAAGTGGAGGTAAAATAATAATTCCTGTATCAGGAGAAACATTAAATTAAAATGCCAAATACTAGTAGAAGTACAAACACAACAACCGTATATAATACTATTACAGCTTATAACACTACGACAGCGTATAATACTACTACTACGTATAATACTTCTAAGTCTACTGGTGAGAGTCGTAATACAACAACGGCATACAATACTACTACTACATATAATACAAGTAAGAGTACGGGTGAAAGTAGATCAACCGGAACAAGTAGAAATACCACTACAAGTTTTAATACTACAACAGCGTATAATACTACCACAACATATAACACGTCTAAATCTACAGGTGAAAGCAGATCAACAGGTACTTCTAGAAATACAACCACTTCTTTTAATACTACAACAGCTTACAACACTACAACCACGTATAATACATCAAAAAGTACTGGTGAAAGTAGATCAACAGGTACTTCTAGAAATACTACAACTACGTTTGCTACTTCAAGAACATCTGAAGAAAGTAGAAATACAGCAACGTCTAAAAACACAAGTACTGCATTTAATACTAGTACAGCAACAACATATACGTCGTTTTTTTCTACATCAAGAAGTACAACAACAACTTTTAGTACATCAAAATCTACAACAACGACTTATAATACATCAAAATCTACGACAACTGTTTATAATACTAGTACAACAACAGTATATACTACAACATTTTCTACGAGCAGAAATACCACTGAGTCAAGAACAACCTCTACAGTTTATACAACTAATACTGTATATAATACATCTACCGCTACAACAACAGCGTTTAATACATCAACTGTAACTACTAAAAGTACAACAACTACATTTTCGACTAGTAGGAATACAACTGAATCAAGAAGCACGTCAACTGTATATACAACTAATACAGTATATAATACTTCTACATCAACAACAACAGCTTATACAACTACGTTTTCAACAACTAGAAGTACTAATACAACGTTTTCAACATCTAAAAATACACTTGAAACAAGAAGTACTACAACAGTTTATTCTACTACTACTACGTATAATACAAGTACAGCTACGTCAACCAATAGAAGTACAACAATTTCAACAACTAGATCTACTAATACTACATTTAGTACAAGCAGAAGCACTACAACTAGTTTCACAACTACATTCAGTACAAGTAAAAATACTACAACTAGTTTTAGCACTAGCAGAAGTACAACAACAACATATAATACTAGTACATCTACCACAACTGCATATACAACTACTTTTGAAACTACTAAAAATACAGCTACTTCTTTTGCAACAACAAGAAGTACACAATTGCAAGAAACAGATAAAAGTACAACAACAGTATATACAACAACATTTAATACAAGTACTATAACATCTAAGTCTACAACGACAACTTTTAATACTACTACTGCAACAACTACAACGTTTAATACGAGTACTACTACTACGTATAATACGAGTACCGCTACATCTGTATCTACATCTAGAAGTACAACGACTACTTTTGAAACGAGTAAAAGTACTACAACACAATATAATACTAGTACAAATACTACAACGACTTTTAATACGTCAACTAATACAATAACTGTTTATAATACAACAACAGCAACTACAAAGTCAACAACTACCGCTTATACTACAAGTAAAAGTACTACAACAACTTTTGCTACAACAAGAAGTACAAATACAGAATATACAACTACTTTTGAAACAACAAGGTCAACAAGTACTGTTTATAATACAAGTACAAATACAACAACTGTATTTAATACTAGTACAAGTACAACAACAACTTTTAACACTAGTACAGCTACTGTTACTACATTTAATACAAGTACAAATACAACCACAGAGTATAATACAACTACTGCGACAGTTACAACTTTTAACACTAGTACGACTACAACAACAACGTTTAATACTTCAACAACAACAACAACAACTTATAACACAACAAGAAGTACAACAACGGAGTTTAGTACAAATAGAAATACAACAACAACGTATAATACAAGTAAAAGTACAACTACGGTTTATGAAACATCTATAACAACAGCTTTTAATACCAGCACAAGTACAGTTACTACGTTTAATACGAGTACAACAACTACGACAACATTTAATACTAGTACGTCAACAGTTACTACATTTAGTACATCTAAAGCAACGTCAACAAATTATAATACTAGTACAAGTACAGTAACTACTTTTAGCACAAGTAAAAGTACTACAACAGCATATAATACAGTAACAACTTATACTACTAGCTTCACTACGACGTTTAATACTATAACCACATGGTATGTTCCGTCTACAAAAGCTAATCAGCCAGGCACTAGGGTGAATCACCCAAGAAGTTAGTATTAGATAAAAGCATGTAATAAATATATTATACAAATTTAAATTCAATTTTATGGAAATGTTTAATAAAAAGGAACTAGATAATAGAATAGGTCCTTTAAAGAAAGACAAAAAATTATATGACTTAGAACAGGTTGAAGGTTATGTAATTAGAAAAGCTAGCGAAAGAGGTTTAGAATCTAGCTATGATGTAATGGCAGAAGAAATGCCTTACTTTAAAACTTTAGCATATACAGAGTATGCAGGTTGTTTTTATTTACAACCATTGAACTATAAAATAAGAAATGAACAAATGATAGACGCGGCTAAACCTAGCAGCGAACCTATTGTTGATTATTCTTCATGGCTTGTAAATAGGATTGTAAGTAACTCAGCCAATAAGTATAGTGAAAGAGATGAAAAAGCTTTTGAAAAATATGAACCTAAAGATTACTTAGTAGTTTTACCGGGTTCTAATAAAGTTAGAGAAAATGTATGTTTAAATAAATTAAAACATATAAGAGCTAAACACGGTAATAATGTGTATTTTAAACCTCATCCTATAACTACACATCAGATTATAGGTGAATTAAAAGATTTTTTTGGTGAAGAAAACATTTTACCAAGAAATATAAATATGTATTATTATTTACAAAAAGCTAAAGGTGTGTATACTACTCATATTAGTGAAAGCGCTGTATATAGCGTTGTTATGAATAAAAATACAGAACCTATAGATGTTTGGAACAATATACAAAGAGGATCGTTTTATTGTATAAATAATCATTTATTATCTAATCAACATAATGCTAAAGAATATGTTAATAAAACATTTTCTAACTATAAATCAGGTATTATAAATCCTGAAATAGATAAAGATTGGAAATTTAAAGTTGATAAATATATAGATTATATATGTAATAAAAGAGAACAATATAAAGGTTGGTTTTTAGATTCACCACCAAAAAGAAAATAATTAAATTAAATATTATGGCAAAAAAAGTAACAAAAGAAGAATTAAAACAAATACAAAATTTTGTTAATCAAATAAACAACGGAACTACTCAATTAGGTCAAATAGAAATACAAAAGCACGGAATATTGCATGCTTTAAGTAATATTCAAAATGATCTATCTGTATTCCAAAATGAACTAAAAGAAAAGTACGGTGACGTAAAAGTAAATTTACAAACTGGAAAATTAGAAAGTAATATAGTTGAATAGCATGTCACTCGTAAGAAAAATTAGTATAGGTCGAGATTACAAAAACGACGCAATGCACTATTCTGTAGGCCAAGAAGTTTATGGAAATCATATTATATGCGATATAGTTGAAAGCGAAAATAAGTTTTCTATATTTATAAAAAAGAACGGAAATGTTTTACCATGGAAAGACTTTAATAAAAATATGGCTATAGCCGTTGAATATAATTTAGAGTATTAATGCAAAGCGTTTTTGATTTTATAATTAAACCTAAAAATAAAAGATACAATAATACAAAACAAATTGGTGATTCAGAATTATTATTAAATTCAGAAATATCTGATCATCGATATGTTAGTAGAAATGGAATTGTATTAGGTTTACCAAAAGCTGAAAAAACAAATATAAAAATAGGTGATGAAGTAATTGTTCATCATAATGTTTTTAGAAGATGGTATGATATAAGAGGAGTCGAAAAAAACGGTAGAGCTTATTATAAAGAAAATAAATATTTTGTAAGGCCTGATCAAATATTTTTATATAAACAAAATAATAAATGGATAGCTCCAGAAGGTTATTGTTTTGTTAAACCAATTATATCTAATAATATATTATTAAATGAAAAAGAAATACCATTAAGAGGTATTATAAAGCACGTTGATAAAAATCTTAAAGATATATATAAAGAAGACTTAGTTGGTTTTACACCAAGCAGTGAATATGAATTTATTATTGATGGTGAAAGAATGTATAGAGTACCAACAAATTCAATATCTATAAAGTATGAACGTCAAGGAAACGAAAAAGAATATAATCCAAGCTGGACAAAAAGCTGTTGATGAATTAATTAAAGTAGCAAAAGAACCTATTGTTGATTCAGAAGAAGATGTTGCAGCAGATAGATTAAAAAATGCTGCGGCTACAAAAAAGTTAGCTATATTCGATGCTTTTGAAATACTTAATCGTATAGAAGCAGAAGAAGCTATGCTTGCAAATAAACCCTTAGATAACAAAGTTGATACTTTTAAAGGTTTTGCAGAAAGAAGATCTAAATAATGTATAAGCAGTCATTATATAGCGTTATAGAGCCTATAAAAATAAATACAATTAAACGGCTTAATAAAGCAAAAAAATGGAAATACGGTTACAATAAAGAAAATGACGTAATTGTAATTAGTAAGACTGGGCAAATAGGAGAGGTGTATAGCATACAAAATTTAAAAATAGCATTGCCTCCAGCACCAAAAAATATTAATAAAGAAAATAATAAATGGACGGTGCAAGAATATCCAAAAGAGCTTTCAAAATTAAAAACTATATTTGATTGGAAAGATTTACCAGCGGATTTTAAAAATAAATGGCATGTTTATATTGATAGAGAATTCACCAAACGCGATGAAGGCTATTGGTTTTACAACAAAGGTAATCCTACTTATATTACTGGGTCTCATTATATGTACTTGCAATGGACCAAGATTGATGTTGGGAAGCCAGAGTTTAGAGAAGCAAACAGATTATTCTTTATATTTTGGGAAGCTTGCAAAGCAGACAACAGATGTTATGGAATGTGCTACCTCAAAAATAGACGGAGTGGCTTTTCATTCATGGCATCATCAGAGACTGTCAACCAAGCTACCATCTCTTCAGACTCTAGATATGGTATACTTTCAAAATCAGGTGCTGACGCCAAAAAAATGTTTACAGACAAAGTTGTGCCAATATCAGTTAACTACCCATTCTTCTTTAAACCAATACAAGATGGAATGGATAGACCAAAAACAGAGCTGGCATATAGAGTTCCCGCAAGTAAATTTACTAGGCGTAAAATAGTTGCAAATGAAAAAACTGAAGAACTGGCTGGTCTTGATACCACAATTGATTGGAAAAATACTGGTGATAATAGCTACGATGGTGAAAAGCTTGCGTTACTTGTACATGATGAGGCCGGTAAATGGGAAAGACCCGAAAACATTTTAAATAACTGGCGTGTAACTAAAACTACATTAAGGTTGGGATCTAGAGTTATAGGTAAATGTATGATGGGTTCAACAAGTAATTCACTTGATAAAGGTGGAGAAAACTTTAAAAAACTATATAATGATTCAGACGTTACAAAAAGAAACCGCAATGGACAGACTCGCTCGGGACTATATAGTTTGTTCATACCTATGGAATGGAACTTCGAAGGATTCATTGATTCTTTTGGATTACCTGTATTCAATACGCCAGAAAAACCAGTTGAAGACAATTATGGGCAGTACATTGACGTCGGCGTTGTTGAACACTGGGAGAATGAAGTTGAAGGGTTAAAAGGGGATCAAGACGCACTAAATGAATTTTATAGGCAATTTCCAAGAACTGAAGAACATGCTTTCAGAGATGAAACTCGCAATAGCATATTTAATCTTGCTAAGATTTACGAACAAATTGACTACAATGAAGAAGCTAGATACGATGCTGTTATCACTCGTGGCAGTTTTCAGTGGCAAAACGGGATCAAAGATACGGAAGTAACATTTGTACCTAATTTAAATGGCAGATTTAATGTTTCTTGGGTTTTACCTAATAATTTGCAAAACAGAACAGTAATAAAAAATGGAATTAAATATCCTGGTAATGATCACATTGGAGCTTTTGGCTGTGATAGTTATGATATATCCGGCACAACAGATGGTAAAGGATCTAAAGGTGCTTTGCATGGTCTCACTAAATTTAGTATGGAAGAAGCGCCTGCTAATAAGTTTTTTTTAGAATATATAGCTAGACCAGCTACAGCTGAAATGTTTTTTGAAGATGTATTAATGGCATTAGTATTTTACGGTATGCCAATACTTGCAGAAAATAACAAACCTAGATTATTATATTATTTAAAACGTAGAGGATATAGAGGTTATTCAATGAATAGACCTGATAAGGTTTGGAATAAATTATCTGTAGCAGAAAAAGAAATAGGTGGTATACCAAACTCAAGTGAAGATATTAGACAGGCTCACGCCGCTGCTATTGAAACTTATATTAATAATTATATTGGCGTTAAACCTACTGGTGATTATGGTGATATGTATTTTAATACTACATTAACAGATTGGGCAAAATTCGATATAAATAAAAGAACAAAATTTGATGCAGCTATTAGTTCAGGTTTAGCTATTATGGCATGTAATAAAAATTTATACGCACCAAAAGCTATGGTCAAATTACAAGATAAAGTTAATTTTAGCTTTGCTAAATATAACAATAAAGGAAATTTTTCAAAAATAATACGATAAATGGCACAAACATTTAAACACGGTATTTTTCCTAGTCAGTCAGTACCTGACGTTGAGAAAGCAGATTCAAAATATGGAATGCAAGTAGCTAAAGCTATAGAGGCTGAGTGGTTTAAAAAAGATTCAGGAAGTACCCGTTATTTTGCTAATAGAGATAATTTTCATAGATTAAGATTATACGCTAGAGGTGAACAAAGTATACAAAAATATAAAGATGAATTATCTATTAATGGTGATTTATCTTATTTAAATTTAGATTGGAAACCAGTACCAATTGTACCTAAGTTTGTAGATATAGTTGTTAACGGTATTTCAAATAGAACTTATGATTTAAAAGCATATTCAGTTGATCCTGTTGCTACTAAAAGAAGAACAGAATTTGTTGAAAATTTATTAAATGATATGTATGCTTCAGATTTTGCAAATAAAATACAGCAAGGTTTAGGAGTAAATACATTTTTTAATGAACAACAAAATATACCTGATGATGAAGAAGAGCTGCAAGTTCATATGCAATTAAGCTATAAACAAAGTATAGAAATTGCACAAGAACAAGCAATAACTAATGTATTTGATTTAAATAAATATGATTTATTAAAAAGAAGATTAGATTATGATATAGCGGTTGTTGGTATGGCGTCTGTTAAAAATAGTTTTAATACAGCTGAAGGAATTAAATTAGAATATGTTGATCCTGCAAATTTAGTTTATTCATATTCTGAGTCACCTTATTTTGATGATTTATATTATGTTGGTGAAATAAAAACAATAAGTCTTGTTGAACTTAAAAAACAATATCCTTATCTTACAGAAGAAGATATAAAACAAATAGAGGGTAGAGGTTCAGATACAAGATTACATAATAAATCTTATAGTGCTGAAAGTCAGGATAAAAATTTTGTAAATATATTATATTTTGAATATAAAACATTTGAAAATCAAGTTTATAAAATTAAAAAAACTTCAACTGGTGCAGAAAAAGCTATAGAAAAAACAGATCAGTTTAATCCTCCTAAAGACGCAAGGTCTAGATTTGAAAAAGTAAATAGATCAATAGAGGTTTTATATGAGGGCGCAAAGATAGTTGGGCATGAAAATTTATTAGAATGGAAAAAATGTGTTAACATGACACGTCCGAAAGCTGATATAACAAAAGTACAAATGAGTTACAATATAGTAGCTCCTAGAATATATAAAGGAAAGCCCGAATCGTTAGTTAGTAGAATGACTACATTTGCTGACATGATTCAAATAACGCATCTAAAATTACAACAAGTATTATCTAGACTTGTTCCCGATGGGGTATTCTTGGATGCGGACGGCATTGCTGAAGTGGATTTAGGTAATGGAACAAATTATAATCCGCAAGAAGCATTGAATATGTATTTTCAAACTGGTAGTGTTATTGGTAGATCAATGACACAAGACGGTGAATTTAATAATGGTAGAGTACCTATTCAAGAATTAAGAGCATCTGGAGGTAATACAAAAATTGCAAGCTTAATTCAGTCTTACAATTATTATTTACAAATGATGCGAGATGTAACTGGCCTTAATGAAGCAAGAGACGGTAGTATGCCAGATCAAAAATCATTAGTAGGTTTACAAAAATTAGCAGCAGCTAATAGTAATACAGCCACAAGACATATATTACAAGGAGGATTATATCTTACATTAAAAACTGCAGAAGCAGTTTCACTTAGAATATCAGATGTTTTAGAATTTTCAAATACTAAAAGATCTTTTATTCAATCATTAGGAAGATTTAATATTGGTGCAATGGAAGAATTATATAGTCTGCATTTGCATGATTTTGGAATATTTTTAGAGTTAACGCCTGACGATGAAGAAAAACAATTGCTTGAAAATAATATTCAAATGGCAATTACTCAAAAACAAATTGAACTTGAAGACGCTATTGATGTTCGTGAAATTAAAAATTTAAAATTAGCTAATCAATTATTAAAGCTAAGAAGAAAAAGAAAAGAAGAAAGAGATCGAGCTCAGCAACTAGAAAACATTCAAGCACAATCACAAGCTAATGCTCAATCAGCACAGGCGTCTGCACAAGCTGACATGCAAAAACAAGCGGCAATTACAGAAAGTAAAGTACAAATTGCTAATGCACAAAGTAAGTTTGATATACAAAAAATGGAAACTGAAGCAGCTATTAAAAAAGAATTAATGGAATATGAGTTTAAATTAAATATGCAGCTTAAACAAGTTGAATCAGATGTAATTAAAAATAAAGAAAAGTATAAGGAAGATAGGAAAGATGACAGGACAAAAATACAAGCTAGTCAACAAAGTGAATTAATAGAACAAAGAAAAAATAATACACCACCTAAAGATTTTGAATCGGCTGGCTTTGATACCTTAGGTGGATTTGGATTAGAACAATTTGATCCAAGATAACCTTTTAAAAAATAATAACTATGGGAATGAGAGGCAAAGACTTTCCGGAAAACGTTGTAGGGTCTGTTTTTACAACCGCAAGTAGCGACGCTATAATTCCACCTACAAATCATATATTTGTTGCATTTACTGTTTTAGCAGCAGCAACATTTGATGCTAGTGGTGGCTTAATAGCAGAATCAGCAACTCAGTTTGCTAATACTCAAGACGCAGCTGGCGATTTAGCCGCAGGATCTGAAACAAATAATGAAGGATCAGGTGGTGTACAAATTACAAATTCTAATGCATCGTTTCCTGCAGGCGTAACTATTCACGGTAGATATACTGAAATGGACGTTGCAGGTGGAAGCATTATTGCGTATTACGCAAGAAAATAAATAATTTTAAATAATCATATAATATTTTATCATGGCAGAAGAAGTAAAAGTAACAGCGTTAGACGCTGAGCCAAAAACTATGGCTGAAAAAGAAGAAACGGTAGCAGAGAACGCCGGTATGCCCATTGACAAAGATGGTGTATACAAATTAGATCTCAATAAGTTTAACGAAGAAAATAAACAAGAAGATGCCGTTCAAGAGCAAAGCACAGATGAGGTTCCTGTACAAGATGCACCCGCAGATAGCGAAAAAGTGGTCGAAGAAGTACAAGCAGAAACAAAAGAACCTGCCGGAGAGAGCGATGCAGATGTGCAAGAAACACCGATAATAGAGGAAATAACCGATGAAACCAATGAAACAAATACAACTGACGAGACAGGAGTGGATGGAAGCGCTGAAGCTGCCGACCCCGCACCGGAACAAGAAGAAGTATTACAGAAAACAGAAACACAAGAACCAGTAGATCTACCTGAAAATATACAAGACCTTGTAGATTTCATGAATGAGACTGGTGGAACATTAGAAGATTATGTAAAATTAAATGCAGATTATTCTAATACAGATGACAATACTCTTTTGGTTGAGTATTATAAAAAAACCAAACCACATTTAAGTTATGACGAAATTGCTTTTTTAATGGAAGATAAATTTTCTATTGATGAAGAATTAGACACAGACAAAGATGTAAAAAGAAAAAAATTAGCTCTTAAGGAGGAGGTTGCAAATGCCAAAAACTTTTTGACATCGCAAAAGGATCAATATTATAAAGAAGTCAAGTTGGGTTCTAAATTATTACCTGAGCAGCAAAAAGCAATTGATTTTTTCAACCGCTATAATGACGAGCAAAAATCAGCTGAAGAATTATTGCAGAAGCAAACATCACATTACAACAGTGAAACTAATAAAGTTTTTAATAGTGAATTTAAAGGTTTTAACTTCAAAGTAGGGGACAAAAGATACAGGTTCAATGTTAGTGATGTAAATAAAGTAAAAGAAAACCAAAGTGATTTATTAAATGTTTTTAATAAATATGTTACAGAAGATAAACTTCTTACTAACGCACAGGATTTCCATAAATCTTTATTTGCCGCTTCTAACCCAGACGCTATAGCTAATCATTTTTATGATCAAGGCAAAGCCGATGCTATAAAACAAATGACTGCAGAAGCTAAGAACATTAACATGGATCCTAGAAAAACTGCAGACGGTGTTGTTGAAGCCGGCGGAGTTAAAGTTAGAGCATTAACAGGGGATAATAGTTCCAAGCTAAAGTTAAAACTCAAAAACTATTAAAAATTAATTAAAAATGGCAAATGTATCATTTTCGTTACCTAGTGAATTAACTCCTTACGCGAGTAAAGTTGCTAGTTATTCGAATTATTTAAACTTTCACTCTGGAGATGGAACTCCGGTAACTGACTGGGCACAACAGTATTTACCTGAGCTTTATAACCAAGAGGTGGAGAGATATGGAAACAGATCTATATCATCGTTTTTAAGAATGGTAGGTGCTGAAATGCCTATGGCATCTGATCAAGTTATTTGGTCTGAGCAAGGTAGATTACACTTAGCATACGAAGGCGCTGCTGTTACTGACGCAGGTGTTATCACTATCGCAGGTGGTGGTACTCACGCAGTAAGAGTCGGTCAAACGATTGTATTATCTGATAACCAAGCTTCTCCTACAATTATTAAAGCGTATGTATCTGCAGTTGCGGCTGACAATACTACGTTAACTGTACTACCTTATGTAGGTGGTGCAACTGTTGGTGCTGTATCTGGATTTGACACAGCAACTGATAGCGGATCAAACACATGTTCGTTCTTCGTTTATGGTTCTGAATTCAAAAAAGGTGATAGCGCTATGTCTGGTGCTGTTAAACCTGAATTTGAATCTTTCACAAATAAACCAATTATTTTGAAAGACAAATTTGAAGTATTCGGTTCTGACGCTGCGCAAATTGGCTGGGTAGAAGTATCTGGTGAAGCTGGGCAAGGTGGTTACTTATGGTATTTAAAAGCTGAAGGTGACACAAGAGTAAGATTTGAAGATTATTTAGAAACAGCTTTAGTTGAAGCGGTTAAAGGTGATAGTAATACTACAATTGATACTGAAATGGGTGGCTCTAATGGAGACGCTGTCGGTACAGAAGGTTTATTTTCAGCAATTGAAAATAGAGGTATTGTAGCTACTGGTGCTTATGACGCAATCAATGACGTTATTTCTGACTTTGATTTAATTCTTAAAGAATTAGATAAGCAAGGATCAATCGAAGAAAATATGTTATTCTTAGATAGAGATTCAAACTTAAAAGTTGATGATGCTCTTGGTGCGGTTAACGCAGCAAATGCAGGTCAATCATCTTTTGGTGTATTTGAAAACTCTGAAGATATGGCGTTAAATTTAGGTTTCAACGGATTTAGAAGAGGTTCTTATGACTTCTATAAAACTGACTGGAAATATCTTAACAACAAATCTACAAGAGGATTATTCAATGATATCAAAGGTGTATTAGTACCAGCTGGAACATCTTCAGTATACGACCAAATTCTTGGAAACAACATTAGAAGACCTTTCTTACACGTAAGATATAGAGCTTCTGAAGCTGATGACAGAAGAATGAAGTCATGGATTACAGGTTCTGTTGGTGGAGCTGCTACATCTGGCGATGATAAAATGGAAGTACATTATTTATCAGAAAGATGTTTAGTAACTCAAGCTGCTAACAACTTCGTATTATTCAAGTAAGATTATTTTAAAAGTGTTGGGCGCTTCGGCGCTCAGCCCTTTTATTTAACATTTTTATTATATTATATTATGGCAAAAAAACAAAAAGCAGAGGTGGCTGTTGAGGAACCTGTAGTGGTTGCCCCACCAAAACAAAAAGAAGAGCCCAAGAAAAAAAATACTTGGGAATATAAAGATAGACAATATTATTTATTAAGTGAAAAAGCACCTGTTGTATTTATTTTAAAATCAAAAGGTATAATGTGGTTTGATGAAAGCGTAGGATATGAAAGAGAAATCAAATATACATTAAATCAAAAAACACCTTTTGTTGATGAATTTAAAGGTGATTCAAGATTAGATCATATTATTTTTAGAGACGGTGTTTTAAATGTACCAAAAGAAAGAGTTATTTTACAACAAATACTTTCAATATATCACCCAGATTTAAATGGATTATATGCAGAAGTTGATAATGAAGCAGCGGCTCAATCAGATTTAGAAGATTTAAACTTAGAGTTTGAAGCAATGCAAGCAGCAATGACAATAGATATTGATCATGCAGAAGCAATTGTAAGAACAGAAAGAGGATCTAAAGTATCTAAAATGAGCTCTCAAGAAATTAAAAGAGATCTATTCTTAATGGCTAAACAACAACCTGAGTTATTTTTAGAATTAGCTAATGATGAAAATATTAGTATTAGAAATTTAGGTATTAAAGCTGTTGAAATGGGATTAATTATTCTTTCAAGTGATCAAAGAACATTTTTATGGAATAATGGTAGAAAATTATTTACAGTTCCATTTGATGAAAATCCATATTCAGCTTTAACATCTTGGTTTAAAACTGATGAAGGAGTTGAAGTCTATCAAGTAGTAGAAAAGAAACTTAAATAGTTTGTTTATAGTGGTTAGGCCGCTATAAGCGGCTTAATCATTATATAAAAATATTATGGCAATATCAGTTGATAAAGTATATAAAACAGTATTATCAATATTAAATAAAGAATCGAGAGGTTTTTTAACACCGGATGAATTTGAAAGAATAGGTTCACAAGTTCAACTTGATATACTAGATCAAAATTTTCACGATTATAATAAAGCGGTTATAAAGGCATCTGCAGGTAGAGCTGTAGAAGATTACGGTAATATACCTGAAAAAATTCAACATAAGATTGATCCGTTTTTTGCACAAGCTGATATTACATTAACAAATGGTATTGGCACTTTACCTACCGACGTATATAAAACAATTAATATTAGTATAACTAATAAAACTATTCAATTAGAAAAAGTAAATAAAAGTAAATTATCATATTTACTATCTTCACCTTTAACAAAACCTACAACATCATTTCCTGTATATTATCAGAGAGCAACAGATATTATTGTTGAACCTGCTTTATCAGATGGTAGTTGGACGTTAGGTAATTTACTTATTGAATATATAAAAACACCAGATGACGTAAACTGGAATCATACTGTAAGCGCTTCAACAGGAGCATTAACAGCTACAGATCCTATGACGGATTTTACATTACACGAGTCGGATAGAGTACAATTAATATTAGGTATATTAAAATATGCTGGATTAGTAATAGAGGACCCTGCGGTAATACAAGCTGCTAGCGGTGAAGAAACAAAATTAATACAACTAGAACAATAATAAATGGGACTTATAACACAAACACAAGAAGCTTATTACAACAGGACCCAAACTTTTACAGGTGATGGTTCAGACAGAACATTTGATTTATTAACTAGTTCATTTACAACATTACCTACTGCTGCATCACAATTTCAAATATCTGTAAGTGGTAAATTAATAAATACAGCTAATTATAGTTATAGCTCTCCAACAATTACATTTTCAGGCAATACAAATAATACAGACGTATTAGAATCAAATGGAGCACCCAAAACAGGTTTAAGTATAGTTGTAACTCAAACCGATAAAGCAGAAAAACACGGGCAATACAGATATATATCTTTAACAGATATTATAAATAATTATATGATAGCTTTTGTAGGTGAAGGTAAATTAATACCAACATGCAAAAGAACAGATATATTATTTCATGCTAAAAGAGGTATACAAGAATTTAGTTATGATATTTCACGAGTTGAAAAAATACAAGAAGTTGAAGTTGGAAATACTTTATCTATTCCTTTCCCTCAAGATTATGTAAATTATGTTCGTTTATCAAGGGTTGATGATGCCGGTATTGAACACATACTAACGCCAGCAAGATATACATCTAGACCTTCTGAGTCTATATTACAAGACGAAGACGCGGGTTATTTATTTGATGCTGATGGTTCAGTGTTAACAGCGCATCCATATACATCAGATAAATTTGCTAATTTTGAGCATGCTAACTTAACTGGTGCGTATAATAACTCTGATTTAACTTATGATATTCATAAAGACATTGATAGAATCGGTGAATTTGGAAAAAGATATGGATTAAATCCTGAAATATCTCAAAAAAATGGAGTATTTGTAGTAGATGAATTAAATGGTAGCTTTGGATTTAGTAATGACGTATTAAATAAAGTTATTACAATAAAATATATATCTGATGGATTAGGTACTGATGATGAAATGCAAATACACAAATTAGCTGAAGATGCAATATATAAATATATAACTCATGCAATAGCAAGCGGCCGAGCAAACTTTCCTGAATATATTATAAATAGATTTAGAAAAGAAAGAAGAGCTGCAATGAGAAATGCTAAGTTAAGATTATCAAATTTAAAATTAGGTGAGCTTACTCAGGTTATGAGAGGTAAATCTAAACACATTAAACACTAGTAAATGCCGGAAATAAAGAATAATTTCATTCAAGGTAAAATGAATAAAGACCTTGATGATAGACTATTACCTAACGGTCAGTATAGAGATGGAGTTAATATTAAAGTATCTAAGTCAGATAGTTCAGACGTAGGTTCAGTACAAAATATTAAAGGCAATGATTATGAATATAACTCAAGTGACGCATTATCTTTAAGCAGCACTGATACTATTGGTCATTATGTTGATAATCTTACAGGTGATGTTTTTTGGTTTACTACAGATTTTACAGGAATTACAACTGATGATCCTACGCAAATAAGCGGTAGATATGCTACTGGGTCTAATAATTGTAGAATATATTATAAAAAAATTGGCGCATCAGGTGCTCCAACTGCTATAATTGATAGTTTTAGATTAAACTTTTCAAAAAAACATCCTATATTACATATAAATAAAATTGATGATTTATTATTTTGGACTGATAATTATAATCAACCAAGAAAAATAAATATAACAGATGCAATAGCAGGTGAATATACAAATGATGCGTATTTAGAAGATAAAATTAGTGTTGCACAATATTCTCCGCCAACTGCACCTAAAGTTAGAATGTCATATGATTCATCTATTAAAAGTAAACATATAGAAGATAAGTTTGTTAAATTTGCTTATAGATTTCAATATGACAATAATGAGTATTCAGTAATATCTCCCTTTACACAAACATGCTTTCATCCCGGAAAAGACAAGGCTTTTAATTTTGGTGTTATGAGCGATACCGCTAAAGCAGGTACTTTAACTGCTGCGCAGCAAACAGAAGCTATAGAACAAACAACTGTTGAAATGGTTCAAAATTTAGCAAATGTTGTTGATTTGTTTATTGATTTACCTTCTAATAATGATAAAGATAATCATGCCGCTTGTAATGTAAATCAAGCTGGCGGCGCCAGTGGCTCAAGCCCTTATAATATTGATACGGTTAATGGAACTATAGCCGACGGTAATACTGTTGTAACAGAAAGAGGTGATAATTATATTGCGGCTATTGGATCTGATTCTGGAGATGGAAATGGAACAGCAACTTTAGGAACTACTGTTGCTATTGATGCTAAAATACCTTTATTAGATAATCAACGTTTATATTTCTTTTCAAGTATAACAGCTTATGCAAATAATTTAAATATTAAAAAAATACAAATATTATATAGCGAAGCTGGAAGCTTAGCTTTAAAAGTTGTAGATACAATTGATTTTGAAAAACAAGTTTTAAGTCCAACAGATTCAAGTATTAATAATATAATATATAGGGCAGAGCCATTAGCAGATAATAACGCTAAACTTATTTATGGTTTTAAATATACATATAATTCAACAAAACCTATACAAACTTTACCATCATCTGAATTATTAAGAATAAGTGATATAATACCAGTAAAAGCAAAAACACAAGAAGTTAGTGGTAATAGGGTTATATATGGAAACTTTTGGCAAAACAGAGATGTTACTGGTTTAGATCCAGATCAATTTAGTATTACAAGTGGTGATCAAACTAATTTTAATCCTCAATATTTACTTTCTTCTGTTAAATCAAATAGAGAATATTCTGTAGGTATTGTTTTATCAGATAGATACGGTAGAATGTCTCCTGTAATCACGCCTACAGATAATACTGAATTTTTAGACCCTAAAAGTGGCAGTGTTGCTTCATGGGCACATTATGCTTTAAAATTAGATTTTACAGGAAAAATTGGTGACGCATATGCGGCTGATACAAATCCATTAGGTTGGTACTCATATAGAGTTGTAGTAAAACAGGCTGAACAAGAATATTATAATGTATTTGCTCCAACACTTCTTGATAATATACCGTCAGATGAAAAAAGAACCTGGCTTGTATTATCTGGTGATAATATAAATAAAGTACCTAGGGATGTAACTGATATAAATACAGAAGACGGCACACAAGGTTCACAAACTAGTTTATTACCTAAAGTATTAGATACTAATGGTACACAATCTCAACAAAATGGAACAGATTATATTGATATAATATCTATAGGTACAAAAAATGAACACGGTATTGGCACAACTATAGGTGATTTTTATTTAAATGATAAAAATCCATTGTTAGCGGAGCTGCCTGACGGTCATGGTAGAAATCATGTTTCTGGTACTGAATTTGATAATTTAATTGTTTTAGAAACAAAACCTGTTTCTACCGCATTGGATTTATATTATGAAACATCAACAGCTGGATTAATTTCACATTTAAATGAGCAAATAGACTCAGGATTAACCGGTTCTGTTCCTAACGCTTTAGCTTTAAGCGCAAATACTGTTGCTGAAAGTGCTGCTTCGGGAACTAAGGTTGCTGATTTAACAACTACAGATTCAAGCGGTTCAACTATTAGTACACCAACATATTCAATAGTTTCAATTGTTGATGGTAACGGTAGCAACAGAGCTGGTGCCTTTGTAATCGACGGAGAAGATTTAGATACAGGAGAAACTTTTGAATTTAAAAATAATAATGAAGATACTTATACTGTAACAATAAAATCTACAAAGGGTAGTAATTCACAAAATTTTGCAAAAACAGTTACAATAACAAATGTTGCGCCTACACAAACCGTAGGATCAACTGTAAGTGTAGCGGCATCAACACCTACAGATACACAAATTAGATTTATAACAGCTGTAAACGGTAGTGCTAAAACAAGCGCAAATGCAAACGGATTAACTTTTTCAATACAATCTGGCAATACTGATAATGATTTTACAATTGATTCATCTACAGGATCAATAAAAATAGCAAATGCTTTAACTTCAGGAGATTCATATACATTAGCAATAAGAACAACAGATGTTGGAGGTTTGCAAGATAATGATAATTTAGTAGTAAACGTTACTGCATCAAACTTTACAAGTTTTTATTTATCTGAGGGTGATTCTAGTGCAACTGATGCCTGTAATAGAGCTGTGGGTACATTAAGATACCATAATGGCACTGATACAACTCCATCAGAAGGAAATACTGTTTATACAGATGCACAAGGAACAACAGTTCTTAATGGAGGCGGCCAAACATTTGCATGGGCACCCGGTGGTGGTGCACATAATGGTAGCGGAACATCATTTTTTGCTACTATAAGCGCATCAGGTATAGTAGGATCAGTTACTTTATGTAGTTAATAAAACATGTAATAATTAATTATGGGATATTCTATAGACATACAGTTCTTTAATACCTTTATTATAAGGTCTGCAAATTCCGCTCTTCATTTTGAAGAATCGAGAATAAAAGGCGGATTTAATGAGCCGTTTGTTGCTATTGGTCCAAAAGCCCACATTGTGGATGAAAATTTTGCAGGTCAAAGAAGAAGTAATGCTTTAATATATTCTGGCATATATAATTCTAGAACAGATGTTAATAGAACAAATGTATTTAGTGCTGCAGAACCAATAACAAGAGCTTTAGATCCAGCAAATGGGCCTATACAAAAGCTACATGCTGAAGATACCAATTTAAATATATTACAAAATGACAAAGTAAGTTATGCGTTAATTGATAAAGATGCATTGTTTACGGCTGAAGGCGGACAATTAACTGCTTCTGGTGCAGCTGTTATAGGGCAAATAGTACCTTATCAAGGAAAGTATGGTACACAACATCCTGAAAGTTTTGCTTTTAAAGGTATAAGAAAATATTTTGTAGATAAAAATAGAGCAGCTGTTTTAAGATTATCTAGAGATGGTATTACTGAAATATCAAATTATGGTATGCGTGATTGGTTTAGAGATAATTTAAATTTAGTAACTTCTGATTATCCTGATGATAAAGCTGTTGGCTTTTATGATGATCATGATGACCAATATGTGGTATCTTTACAAGGATTAGCAGGTGGCACTGAATATTATACTTTATCGTTTGACGATAGTGTAAACGGATGGGTAAGTTTTTATGATTATAGACCAGATTTTGGTTTTAGTCATAATAAAAAGTTTTTTACTTTAAATAGTAATAATTTATATGAACATTATAAATTAGATAGTAGCCGTAATACATTTTATGGAACTGGAAACGCATCATATATTACATTTATTGCAAATGCAGAGCCTTCAATGGTTAAAAACTTTTTAGCCATAGATTACGAAGGAAGTTCATATTGGGCAATGGAATCAGCTAAATCTGAAGATGGAATAAGAAATGAAGTTCAAAAAGCTTATAAAATTGATAACGCAGAACTTAGCTTAACTGGTGATATATTAAATCAATTTAAAAAGAAGGAAGATAAATACTATTCTCATATAAAAAATAATACAGGCGTTGTAAAAAACGGTGTTGTTGGTTTAGATACAGCTGGAATAGCAGGGCTATTTTCTGTAGTTCAAATGAGTAATGGATATACTGGAGGTGAACAAGAATTATTTAGTGTATCTCACAATATAACAAAATCAAGTTAAATGAAATTAAATATACGCAGACTCGAAGAGTCAGACTATGAAACATTAGTTAAATGGTGGGAAGGTTGGAAATGGCCTGCTTTACCAAAAACTTTTTTGCCAGATACCGGCTTTATAGTTGAAAAAAACAAAATAGGTATAGTAGCGTGTTACGTTTATATGACTAATTCTAAGGCTGCTTTACTTGAATGGGTTATATCTAATCCAGAATACAGAGAAAGTGACAGAAAAGACGCGATAACGCTCTTAATTCAAGCCGTAGAGCATGTTTTAGCTCAACAAGGAATAAAACATATATTTACAATAGGTAGAAACAAACATTTAATAAATGTGCATAAAAAATTAGGATGGGATGTTGATAAAAAACCATCATACGAAATAATAAAAAATTTATAAACAATGGCAATATTTAGTGCAATAAATGCGGGTAAAGCTAGGAAAGCTCAGGGTAAAGCACAGGATAAAATTGATAATTTTAAATATCAAGATATAATAAATCCATATGAAGGTGTAACAGACTTGAGTGGCATGGTTACTAATCCTTTTGCTAATTTACAAGTTGCAACAGGAGCTGCTGAATTTCAAGCTGAGCAAGCAGATATATCTTTAGCAAATACTCTAGATACATTAAGGGCAACAGGTGCGGGCGCAGGTGGTGCTACAGCACTAGCTCAGGCGGCAGTACAAAGTAAAAGAGGTATTGCAAATACAATACAACAACAAGAAGCTCAAAATGCAATGGCAAGAGCACAAGGTGAACAAGCGGCTCAAGCTCAAAGAATAGCTCAAAAACAAAGAGTTGAACAAGCTGATATATTAGGTAAAACATTCAAATTCCAAGCACAAGAGTCAAGAGATATTGCTAAGCTATCAAGAAATGCTGCAATGGTTCAACAATATGGGCAACAAAGAATGGACGCGTTAGGAGGAATGGGAGCAAATACAGCGTCAGCTCTAGGCTCTTTCTTTATGGGATAAAATTATAAAAATATGGCATTACCAATAGTTACATACGGAAAATACAATTACGGACAATATGCTAATCCTACACCTATAAAATATAAAGGTGGTTTTGGAGAAGCATTAACGGGTGGTATTGCAGCTGTTGCTGCATCTGAAAGAAAGAAAAAAGCACAATTTAAAGAAGCTCAAGAAACTAGTTTAATGATGAGTATGCAATTTAATTCTCAATTAAATCAAGCTTTTGGAAAAGCTGCTGCTAATAATAGACAATTTTTAAGAGAACTAAAACAAGAATATGGTGATACTGTAAAATCATATAAATTAGGTAATTTAGGATTTGACGCATACGAAGAAAAAATGACTTATTATCAAAATATATTAGATCAATCTATGCAGCTTGCTAGTATTATGAAACCTATTATAGAAAGCGACACTGATGTTACTTTTGATATGGCTAGAAGCGACGCCGATAATCAAGCAGCTGTTTTAGCTAGATATGGCGTTAGAAACGGTAAATATATTTTAGAAAGAGATGAAAATGGATTAAGAGTTGTAGTACCTCACGGGCCTGGCGCTTCAAAAATGGAGCCTAGATCTATTTCCGCTGCTGAGCTTATTACAAATGTTAAATATATTAATCCAGAAATGAAGTATGATAACATGAAAAATAAGAAATATGGTGATATGTTAACTTTAGTTGCAGGTAATTTAAAAACTAAAGATGCTTTCTTAACGTCTAGAATAGAAAAAGATTTAGGTATAAAAGTATTTAATTTAGATGCTAATGCACAAGAAGCTATTGTAAGCGAAATAGCAAAAAGAGATGATTTATTAAATATATTTAATGATAATGATGAAAAAAGAATTTATTTTGAAGATGAAATTGGAGGGACATATGCTGGTACAGAAGAACAAAATAATGCTATAAAATTAAGTTTAGCTAATAACATATATAGTTCGTTACTTAATAAAGATATACATGCTGTGAAACATGTTCCTGAATCTGCGTCAATTATTGATCCTAGAACTGGATTGC